GCTTTAATATAGCAACTTTCTTTTCATCTTTTTGAGAGTATAAGCAAATTGCTAAGTCGCAAGATTCTAATGTAGCATTCAACTTCATAATCTCAAACAGATAAGATGCTATTTCTTTAGAGTTATTTAAAAATGAACTTTCATCATATATAATCTGTTCGCAACAACTCTTAATTAGATTGTTACTATAGTCATTAAATACAGCTATTCTAATGTCATTATCTCTTGATACTTTGCTTATTTTTTTCTGAAAGAAAGCTTCAATATCTTGACTGACTCTACCCTCAAAATCATTTAGTATTGGTGTATCGCTATTCTTATCTAAAACATGTATTATAAATTTGTGTATTATCATATTTCAATTCCTCCATCACAATAATATTCAGCCATTTTTTGACTTCTAGTATCTTTTATAACTTCTTCAACTTTATCTATTGTTACAAGCAATATCTTGTCATCTTTAGCTAATAATTCAGCTTTTTGTTTTAACATTTCTTTACTTCCACATGAATAATTTATCTTGCGTTCATCTAGTAATAGTCCTTTTTGCCATCTCAATACATACTTTGACATTTGTTCCATCCCCTATTTTAATAATCTTCTCCATTTGTTAAGTCATAATCGTCTACATCATTCCCTAAATCTAAGATAATTTTTGAATTATGTGCATATATCTTAAATAATAAATCCCCAAAATTACCAAATCCGTTCATTATATCTTTTGATGATATTTCTCTGTTTTGGTATCTAAATGCTGCAATAGTTCCATCGTTTCTTAATAGTATAGAATGTTCACAATTATTTCTGCTTACATTAGGACACTCATCAAAGTCTATCCATCTTGCCCATTCTGAATTAAAATTAGATTCAAGGATAAATGTTATACAGTCTTCATCACATGGGTACTCGTCAAGGTTGTATTTATCTTCTTTCAATTCTTCTAATAATTCACTCATTTTGTATTCTTTCTTAAGACCTACAAGCATGTTATCCAAGTTTCTTTTTAAATGCTCAATACCTTGCCCCTTCATCGTAGCATCTACCTTTTCTTTTACAACATTTGCCACAAGTAAATTGTATTTTTGTATATCTAATTCATCTAAATTTATATTTATATTTTCACCTAAATGTTGTTCAATATTTTTTCTGAATTTACTATAGCTTCCAAAGATTTCATTCACAGCTCTTTTTATTGTTTCTGCCAATTGTTTTTTAACTACTTCCTCTACAAAGCCATTTTCCTCTAACTCTACTAGTGCATCATTCATAATTTTATTTAAATCCATTATATTATTCCCCTCTCTATTTTCATTTTTGAGAGTCACAAAACACTTCAACAATAATTTATACTAAAAGACATTTTGCAACTTTTAGCCCATTCTTTTTGCTATTTCATATACAACATTTGCAGTAACAGCATTTCCTGCTTGCTTGTACAGTTGACTATCTGAGCATACACTTGCTGCTCTTTCGTAATATTTATCCGGAAATCCTTGCAACCTAAAGCATTCCTTTGGTGTTAACCTTCTTATATCTCCATTTTTCAAAATTCCATGTTTATCTTGAGCTGTCAATGTGAACATTGTTTCTCCGCTTTCTTTAATTCTACGACCATTTTGTCTTTTATTTACCCTATCGGGCGTTAAAACTGCATTAACTAAAACTCCACTATTATCACAATTTCTATTTGTCACACCTGCATTATATTTTGCTTTAAGGCATCTAGCATTTATTGTTACTTTAGAGTTTTTATTTAAGTCTATAAAGTATAGACCTGTTTTAGCACCTCCACCTCCTGCCTGACTTCTAATACATCTAGCAATTCCAACTGCATCATAAATTCTATTTGTACTATGAGTTGGATTATTTAGTTGCTCAAGATTTTTTCTACTTTTTCTTTCGATAGGAAATACTTTTCGTGTACTTCGTCCTCTAAAATGTCCAACAATGAATATTCGTTCTCTATTTTGGGGTACTCCGAAGTTTTTAGAATTAAGAACTTGCCACTCTGCATCATAGCCGATTTCATCCAGTTCAACGAGAACTTTGAGGAAATCAAATCCTCCATTAACACTAAGTAGATTTTTAACGTTTTCAATAAGTAAATACTTGGGTCTATCTTCTTCTTTGAGTTCTCTAATAAGTTTTGTAACTGTAAAAAATAAACTTGAACGTTCTCCTCTGAATCCAAATTGTTTCCCTGCAACAGAAATGTCTTGACATGGGAATCCAAAACACCAGACATCTGCTCTTGGGATATTTTCTGTTCTAATTTCTCTAATATCTCTTTCAAACCATTCATCCTCCTTCGGTTTGTGCATGGCATTATAACTTAAATTTGCGAATTTATCATATTCGCAATGTCCCAAACATTTATGTCCTGCTTTTTCCATCCCTAGCCTAAAGCCACCTATCCCTGCGAATAAATCTAAAAATGTAAGCAATACAACGCCTCCTTATTTTCATTTTTGAGAGTTACAAAACATCTCAATGATAATTTTATTAAAAAACATTTTGCAACTCTCTAAACTGTTTTAATTAGATATTTTCTGTATATAAAAACCTTTTTAATCTTTTTATTTCTTTGCTTATTTCATCATTCCAAATTTTTATAGCTCTACCTCCATATCAAGCCACTTTTTGCATCCATCGAAACATTTATAGACACAAGTTTCAATTTCATAAACACAATACTCACAAATACAATCAGCACATCCAAGAAAATCAGCCATTCCATCCTTGTCTAAACTCTTTATCATTTCAAAGTTAGTCATTCTTAAACCCTCCAATATTATCACAATTTTCACACTCTTTTAGATTCAATCTATACTCATAAACCCTACCAACTACAATGCCTATTCCTAACAACATTAACCCTCCTAAGATATTCATTTTTCAACATCCTCTCCATCTATATAATACTTTCTTCTTCTCTTCAAAATGTTTTTGTAACATTTTTTATCACATGTATCAATTTCTTTTGAACAATACTCACACAGCTCATTAGATTGTATAAATTCTCTAATACTTTCACATTCTTCACAGTTTTCAGTTCTCAAATGGTTCTCATAAACCCTACCAGCTATAAAGCTTCCTATTAGCAGTAAAATAGTCGTTGAAATATGCATTATATCTCATCCTTTCTATCATCAATTAATATATTGAATCCACATGAACATTCCCTATAGTATGTGTGTTCTTCAACTATCAATTTTCCTTCATTGTTTCCAATTTTGTCATTACCACAATGAGGACAATAACAATACTTTTCTCCAAGTTTTATAATATCTTTTAATTTCATTTCCTATTTTCTCCTTATTTTCTAAGAATTTTTATAATTTAAGTTCTAATGGATTCTTAAAGTCTAATCTATAGTCATAAAGTGAAAAACCATCTTTATCTTTTGATAATGGATTAAAATCTTCATCTAAGAAGCATGAATTAGTAAAACCATCCCCAATCATATATCCACTTTCAACTTTTGAATTTTCTTCTCTTTTAAACTGTATTCTTGCTAAATACAACATAATCAAGCCTCCTTAATTAAAATTATTTTCCTAATTTAATCTTCAATATCCCCTCGCACTCATATTTACTCAATATTTTTATAGCTATATCAATAGCTTTATTAACAGAACACTTTTTCTTACTTAATATCTTTTCAGCTAACTTAATTACTTGCTCCACATTTGCTAATACCATTTGACACCTCTTTAATATATCTAGCTTTCCATCCGTTCTTAGAAACCTTACCCGTTCTTGCTAAATGAGCAATATAGACATCTGTAAAATATACATATTTACTTGCCTCAACAACACTATCAAATACTTTAGTTTCTCCAGTTACAATATTGAAACACTCTACTTTTTTACCTTTTCTTCCTTGACACTCATCATTTACAAGCAAATCAATTACATTTACTTTCTTATTTCTATCTCTTACTTTTCTTAAATTAAGTTCAAACATATCTTCTATATCCTCAGTTCGTTCTAAAAACGTTCCTGCATCCACCCAAACTTTAGCCATATTTAGCCCCCCTTTTTTTTATTCAAATGGCATTTCAAACACTTCCTCTTGATTATGTCTAATTCTATAAGAATCTATATAATCTGTTCTTACTCCATTTTTAATAAACTTCTGTATTTCATTTAACACTTGCATAGCTCTTTTATTGCTCTCATATTCACCTATTTTTCTAACATCATTTTCAAGCATTGCATATACTTCACTATTACTTATTTCAACTCTATTAACTCTCATTAAATATAATCTATCTTGACTTCTAATTATTATCATTCCTAACACCCCTCATTATCACATCTTCTTATATCATTTAACTTACTTAAATCTTCATATATATTCCCATCAACTTTAACTATTGCAAGTTCAGATAATCTAAAGCAATCTCCTGACATTTCATTCACTGCAATAAAGCAACCATCTTTAAATTTTACCTCCCCTGCAAACTCTGTAAAAAATATACTTCTACATAAAACAATATCGCCTTCATAGATTTCTTTTCCATCACAATCCTTCAAACCTGTGTATATCATAACCTCAAAATTTTCATTGCTTGTTGGTAAATAAACACCACTGTAAACCCACTCTCTAAGCAAATTTTTAGAATAGCACACCATTTCATCATAACTATACATTTCCTTACCATTTTTATTCCATTCTCTAAATTTTAACTCCATATTTATCCCTCCATTTTTAACTTTTAGGAAGTAATATATTGATATTTACTTCCTAGAAGTTTAATTTTATTTAAATTTTTCCTTCTGACTCTTTTTAATAATCTCATCTAGCTCTTTTTCTTCATATTGAGTGAAAGTCTGATTGAAGTTAGCAAACTTATTTTTATTCACATTATGAGTATTCACAGTTTTACTATTAGACTGCTTCTTTTCCTGCTTACTCTTTTTCTTTCTTTCAAATTCATTCTGATATTCTGTAAGTTCTAAAACAGTTTTTACACCTGCTTCTATCCAATTATTTAAGATTGTTTTTACATACTTATAATTCTTAACTCCACTGCCTACAGCTTCATCAACAGCTCTTATTATTACATCAGCTTCCATTCCATCATCTAAATAAGTCAGTAGTTGAAGAAAATTATTTGGAGTAATCACACCTATATAAGATTCATAATATTTTTTTATGTAAACAGTCTTATTTTTTTCAGATTGTTCAGCAATAACAGTAGTAATAACATCATTTTCTTTTAAACCTATTTTCTTTTTAATACTATTTTCTTTTATGTTGCCGATTTCCCGACCTCGGTTTTGCCGGCTTCCGGTTTCACCGACTTCGGTTTTACCAGCTTCCGGTTTTACCGGAGTCGGGAAAACGGCACACGGTTGAGATTCAGTCGTTTCAACACTTTCAGAATTTACATTTTGAGGTGTATCAAAAATATCATATCTATAACCTTTCATTTGACCTTTTTCATCCCTTATTTGTGTCCTAATAACAAAACCTTCCTGCATAAGCTCCTTTAAAGCATTACTTACTTTTGTCTTACTATCTTTTCTATAGCTTATTAATGATTTTGCATAAACTTTATGACTACCCGACCTTTGAAACCTTAACATTTGAGTAACTACTCCTATAGCTGAATAACTAAGATTTTCATTATCAAGGATTGTATTAGGTACTCTTGTAAATGGGTCGTCAAAATTTATGTGAAAGTATGTTTCATTATTAAAATTCAATATATCACCTACTCTTGATTTTGCTTATCTAAAATGCTCTTGTATCCATTTAGAACCTTTTCATACTCTTGCTTAGTCAAATCTATTGCTAGTTTACTAAACTTCTTATAAACCTCACTATCGACTCTATTCTTATCCTTATCTATAGACTCACCTAAAAAATATAGTGTACTTAATTCATCTTCACTAACTTCTCTTTTTTTTTGTTCTTTTCCATGTGTATTTGTTGCATCACTATCCTTTGTATCATCAATGCAGAATAATCCATTTAAAGCATATTTTCTTGCATAACTTGATACACTTCCAGTCACTTGTGCTAAGTCCATGCCTTTTTTAGTTTCATCTTCTCTCGCTAATGCTTTTGCAGATACTTTTTCTCCTGTTTCTGCATCTATTAAAGTTGCTGTAGCTTCTACATAGAATCTAGTTCCTATCTGAACAACTTTATCATCTAATATAACTAATGCTTTTTCTTCTTTTAGAATAGGCTTCAAACCTTCTAGTATATCCTCGCAACTCCTATAGTTGTATTTACCAAAGCTATTAAATTGACTTTTAGGAGCTTTTAAAGTACTCTGTATATTTACAAGTTTTATATAAACATTATTAGTTTCCATGGTCCTCACCTACTCTTTTTTAGCTTTTGGAATTGTTAGTGTAGTTCCATATTCAATCCTACAACCTTCAACCTCATGACCTTTTTTGATAAAGTCTTTAATGGTATTTTTATCTACTTTTACAACTTGCTCTACTGTTTTATATATAGCAGGTATCTTTTCTTCATCTTCTATGACTAAGCTACCTGCTGACTTTCTTATACTTATATTTCCTAAAAATGTTTTTACCTTTTTAATACCAAGCAGTTCCATACATTCCTTTATGTTACTTTTTAATCTATCAAGACTATTCTTCTTAATCTTCTTTAACTCTTGCATTCTCTTAATCTCTAAGTCTAAAGAGTTTATATCACTATCAATATCTATTATCACTGAAACTATCCTAGTGTTTTTATTTTGTATCTCTTGTTTTATTATTTCTTTTATTTCCTCTAGTTTTTCAGCTTCATTTCCTGTTGTTTCTGTTAAACCTTCTTCTATTTCTAATAAATCTGTAGTTAATTCATATAAAGTACTCATAATTTCCCTCCGTTTGTGCTATAATTAGCTTATATTTTATATTATTTTGGAATCGAGCCACTCCTAATGGCTCTTTTCTATATCTGAATATCTATAGGTCTATCTCTTTCAATTTCTTCTGAAATTAATTCAAATATCTTGTAATCCTCGCTTTCTTCATATTCTTTTATTTCAATTTGTGTATCTATAATTTTTAGTAATGACTCAGCAAATATTTTTAATCTTTCATTTACACTTTTTTCTCTTAAAGCATT